ACACTAAGTATGTTAATGTGGTGGACGGCTCGTCATCAAAATCAGTCTCCTGTATATCTGCAGATACTGGCTTGGCTACCCATATTTTCACAGATAACACTACTAGCCACAATGTGATAGGTGGAGATAGTGGTGTTTACAGGGTTGCCTACTAATGCCTACTAAACTAATCATAGTGACTACATATGCAGGTGCTAAGAAGTAGATTTTAGGTTACTCTCCCTGTCGTTGGTTAGTGAGGTTCTTATTACTTTGCTCATTCTGTACTGTAGCTGATTATCTAATCTATACTTAAGAACTCTATACTTATGAGATAGCTTACTTATTCTTTTAAGTTGCTTCTCTGAAAGGTTATTACTACTGAGAAGCAGTCTATTTATCTCTTTCTGTTCTCCCTTTGTAGCGAAGTTGTAAAATTTTATTATTTCTTTAACTTCTTTTAATGTGTTACTTTTTTGCATAATTCATATATTGACGGTTACAAACCAGTCCAAAAAAAAAGCCCTATTTTCGGTGAGAGGACATTATCAGTGAAATATGTCGTGAAAATAAGGCTAAATGCTTTTAAACTCACTGATAACGCTTACCCCTCTTTTTAAAAACAGGAAACTAAATATTTTTAACAGCACACAATTAACTATCTGTTGTTTTTAAATAAACTGCTATGCTTAAAGTAATACAAACCCTATTGACACTACCTCAACCTAGAGGAAACGAGATGATTCGCAGAGCAAGGGGTTACTATAAACTACCCAACGACTTTAAAGGTTGGATAAAATTACTTAAGTTGAGGATAAATGGCTAAAAAGACCAAACACGTACATATTAACGTTACTTCTAACGTGTCAGGAGTAAGTAAGAAAGCTACAGCATCATCTGATAAGCTAGGAGGTTCACTTAAAAAGACCAAAGGACAGGCCTCAGGTATGTCTGGAGCGTTTGGTGCATTAGGGGCTAAACTAAAGAAATTCGGTAAACATCCAGCTGCAATAGCTGTGGCCGCTTTGGCACTAATAGGTAAGGGGTTGCTGTCCGCTATGCGTGTAGCTGAGGGCTTTTCCAAGTCAATGTCTAAACTATCTGCAATCTCTGGAGCTACTGGAGATGATTTAAAGGCTTTAAATGCAAACGCCCAGGAATTAGGTAAGTCAACACAATTTACTGCAGCACAAGTAGCTGACGCTCAAACTGAGCTTGCTAAGATGGGCTTTACTACTACAGGAATATTAAATGCTACGTCTGGAGCTCTTGACCTTGCTGTATCTTCTGGAGTGGAAATGGCTGAAGCTGCTGAGATTATGGCCGCCACTATGAACGGGTTCGGAATGTCTACTTCTGAGGCTTCTAGAATTACTGACGTTATGGCTAAGTCATTCGTTACCAGTGCTTTAGATGCAGAAAAGTTTAGAGAGTCGATGAAGTTGGTCGCACCCACGGCTAAAACCACAAAAGTATCTCTTGAACAAACCACTGCAGCTCTAGCAGTATTGGCTAATCAAGGTATCGCTGGCTCAATGGCTGGTACTTCTTTGCGTAGAACCCTTATGGAGTTATCTGCTAAAACAGGAAAGGACTTTAGGACATCACTTGACATATATGCTGATAGGTTACAAAACGCTACAAGTACTTCTGAGAAGTTAGGTATTGCTACTGAAGCTGTGGGAGTTCGTTCTGCTGGTGTACTTATATCATTGACAGAGAATAGAGACAAGTTAGATGAGCTTACGTTGTCGTACGAGAACGCTGCTGGAGCCGCTGGAGATATGGTTAACACTATGGAGGACAACCTATCTGGTGATAAGAAAAAAATGAAGTCAGCTCTTGAGGGTCTTGGTATTGCAGTTTCTAATACCTTAGGACTTGAGAAAGCTATGAGGGGGATTGTGAGCGTAGTTACTACTTCAGCAACTACATTCACAAACTTCTTCACAACTATAGGGAATAAATTAAAGTTGGCTGGGGTTGACTTTAAATTGTTAGGAACTAGAATTCAAATATTTTTTCAAGAATTTGGGCTATCTGCTAACGGCCTTATGGAGAAGATTTCTGACGTTCCAATACTAGGCAGGGCTATTGATAAAGATACTATAGCGATAAACAAGGCTGCTTACAAGGAAACTATAGGAGACTTAGAGAAAGAGCTTGACGGTCTAAGCGAAAGACAGAGAGAGCTTAGGACAGTTATAAATGAGGTCTATAACCCGTCAGGCGATAAGGAATCTCTTACTGGTGACGAAGCTCCAGCAACTGGTGGCGGGTCTGATGATTACGTTACAGGTGACGGAGAGGATGACGGCTCAGAAGATGCTAAAATACAAAGATTAAAAGACTTCCTCACTAAGCAACGACAAGCAGTTCAGGACTTTGAAGATGAGACTCATCTGCAGAAAATGGAGAGAACCCTTAATAGGGCTATGCAGGAAGCCGAGGCTTTAGGAGCTACTAAAGAACAACTACTTGAACTAGAGCTATCTTATTACGATAGGCTAGAAGCTGCTAGACAAAAAGACGTTGACGCTGCAAAGAAATTGCGTGAGGAGGAGAATGAGGACAAAAGAAATCAGATGATGGACAACTTAGACACTATGTCTAGAGTGTTTGGTGAGGAGACTAGATTGGGGAAACTTGCACTGATTGCTAAACAGCAGATGTCTAAAATAGAGATGGATATGGACGGCAAACTAACTGCGTCTAAAATGGTTAAAGCTATGGCTGAGGGTGCTGTTGATTACGTTAAAGGTATTAGTAAGGCTGCTTCTGCAGCTCCGTTCCCTGCTAACGTTCCGTTAATAGCTGGACATATAGCAACTGCCCTCCCTTTGTTTATGCAACTTAAGAAAGCTTTTAAGAGCTCCAAATCTTCAGCTGGTATATCAGCTCCGTCAATCGGAGGAGGAGCTTCTGGGGCCACTGCTGTAACTGCACCGTCATTCAACGTAGTAGGTCAAGCTGATGCAGGCTCTCAAATGGTGGCAGATGCTATACAAGGCTCTAACAGTAAGCCTATTAAGGCATTTGTTGTAAGTGGTGAGGTGTCTAGTCAGCAGGAGCTAGAAAGAAAAGCTGGTTCTACCGCATCAATTGGTTAAGAAAATTGTTTTTAAATAAAGGAACTTATGAAACTATACGAACTACTTATTGATGAAGAGCTCCAGACTATGGGTGTTGAGGCTATCTCAATAGTTGAAAACCCAGCTATAGGTGTTGACTTTGTTGCATTAAATGAGGACACTACCCCAGTTCAATTAGCTGAAGTAAGTTCAGATAAGCGTCTGCTTATGGGTGCTGCTTTAATTCCTGATAAACCTATCTACAGAAACCAAGACGGTGAGGAGTTCTATATATACTTTTCACAAGATACTGTTCGTAAAGCTGCTGAGATGTTTTTCAAAAACAGCAATCATCAAAATGCTACACTAGAGCATAAAGATAAACTAGCTGGTATGACAGTATATGAGTCTTGGATAGTTGAGGATACTCAATACGATAAGAGTCGTAAATACGGTCTTGATATGCCTGTAGGTACTTGGATGGTTACAATGAAAGTTGATGATGAAGATGTATGGAGCAAGTATGTAAAAGACAACAAAGTTTTCGGCTTCAGTATTGAGGGGCAATTTGCTAACGCATTGAGACGTGAGGTTGAGCAACCTCTGCCAGAACTACTATCAGACCAAAAGCTAGATAATATACTAGCTAAATTATCAGACATAGTTAGTGAGCATTATGAGTTAAAAAAAAAAGACTATAATTTAGAGACTTACAATGACTACCCTCAGTCAGCTAGCAACAATGCTAAGAGAGCTATAAACTATAAAAAGAAATATGGTTCTGAAGTCAAAGGAATGACTCAGACAGGCTGGACTAGAGCAGGCCAATTAGCACGAAGAGAAAAACTATCACGTTCAACAATTGCTCGTATGGCCTCATTTAAGCGTCATCAAAAGAACGCTGTTATAAACCCTGAATATAAATCAACCCCTTGGAAAGATAACGGATATATAGCTTGGCTAGGTTGGGGCGGTGCTTCAGGAGTAGAATGGGCTATCCGAAAATTGAAATCAATAGATAAAAAATAATACTATGCCTATTAGAACTATTACAGGTGTTAATGACGGCTCTAATCCGTTTGGTGATGAGTCTCAGGGAACGCTAATAAACAACAGCTCAAGCTCAACAATAAGTAATTCAAGCAGAGATGCCGCTGACGGTGGCAAGCAAGGAGAGACAGGATATTCACACACTGGTGCTTTTGCAGATAAACCAACGTCAAACAACTTTGTTTGGCAGGCAGGAACTGGTATATCTTACAGTCAAACTGACGTAGATAACGCAACTTACAAAGTTTTATCACTTAGCAGAGATGTTCACAATGCAGTTGACAATCCATACTGGAGTACACCTACACCAACAGGAACTCAAGGAGTTGGTTTATTTCAAGGAGCTAACTTGCCAGAGGGTATTGACACTCTAGTCGATTATGACTTTACTTATAATGACAATTATGACCCTAGCGGTGCTACGGGGTTTGAGGGTTCTACTGGTAGGATAGATTTGTCTGATTGTGTTTATGGTGACCAGTTAAGAGTGCGTTTTGACTTTAACGTAATACCTCAGATAGCTAATACAACTGTTGAGCCTGCTTTATGGTATTCTAACAGGAATGAAGATGATGATATCACGTTCACATTCCCACTAACTACATCACCTATATTCTACGGAACGGGAACTGTAGGTAATACTTACTTGAATAGAGTTGAGATTTCAGCTTGGATAACATCTAACGAGGACGTAAACGCATTGACTTTACCAGCTATAAAGTCAGACAACCCAGTACTTATTCAACCCTTAGGTTTATTAATAACAATTTTAAGATAAAAAAATGGCAATTAGAATACAAAGAAACGAACAAGGCAACTGTATAAACTTTCACGGAGCTACCAATCCAACATATTGGAACGCTTGTCTTAGTGCTCAAGTTGACTCAACAGATGTAAACACGGTTAACGTAATCAATGACATTATTACTGCTCAGACTGGCACTACTCAGTATGAGTTTTTTAGAATACCATACACCGAGTTCACTGACGCTGACGGAAACGGTTTTTCAACACCTCAAGATGCTGCTGACTACATAACTGAAAAAGCCAACGTTGTTGGACTAGGTGGTGGTGGTACTGAGTTAACTGGGGAAACAGTTTGCTTTAAATTAGATGAAACTTCTACATCTATTATGTTGGATAACGGCCACTCCTATGGGGTTAACACGATAAAGGCTTTAAATACTGGAGATGGGTTGATTACAATAAACTCAATGCTAGGAGACATAACACACTTTACAAAATTAGACCACGCTAACGTTTGTGATGGTGATGGTGTTGCTATTAGTGGTGGATTGAATGATGTTATAAACTACTTAAACGAACTGTTCACTGTAGGTGCGTTTGAACAAGTTGTAATTTCAGACCCTTATTCAACTATGGTCGCTGACGTTAGTGGTGTTGATGCTGGTTACACCCTAGAGGGTGCTGACGCAGTTGACCCTATTGGTGATGACATATTCACTTATGACGGTGCAGGATACGCTAACTATGCAGGATTAAAATCTACAGCTACAATAGACCAAGCTGGAGAATACTATACATTTGACATAAGAGGAGAGGGCACTATCGGGTTTGGACTTGTTCACACTCAAGAAAGTTTTGACGGTGGCCTTTTTAGTGGTAACTCAAGCTATGCAGACCCCTCAAGTTTCGCTGCTGTAAACTCAGCTCACTACGGGTTCCAATTTTCACACTGGTTTCACCCAACACCTAACGGCTCTTGGACTAACTACGGAGCTAACACTGGCTACTCAATGCGTTCAGGTTGGTCAAACTTCAACGGAACTGATGAGCAAGCTGATTGGTTAGCTGGAAACCCTATAAAAGTGAGATGTGGTATTGATGATAATGGTTACATATCTATATCTACACTAAGAGACGGCTCTACTTGGGAGGTTCACGCTAGAAGTAGCTACCCTGTAATTCAAGGTTCATCTTACCACTTAGGTATTAAATCACAGAGCGCATCAGCTAGAGTATATACTGCTCCAAAAGTTCACTTATTAGAACCTGAAGCACCTACAATGTACTTTAGATATATTGAAAGTCCAGACGGAGTATTTAACTACCCTTTATTCAATACTGCTGCTGAAGCAGAGTACTACGATGAGATAGTTAACGGATTAACAGTTGGAACAGGTTCAAGTCACACACATACATATGCTGATGACGCTACAGGTACAACTTGGTATATGCCTGAAGCATCTCACGACGCATCTACCTACGTACATTCAAGCGCACCTAGTGGCTCGGAAACGTTTAATGGTAATGCAGTAACGTATACTGAGATAACGTCTCTTACAAACGCTGATTTGACTCCTACTCAATTCAGTAGTACTGACTACACCTATCAAGAGGGTACTGTAGTTAACTTACAAGTGACCCCTCAGGGAGCTTCTTGGTCAACTAGCGTATCTATTACGCCTAGTGGTTCTGGATTGGTTTATGACGGATATAGTTTAATACAAGGAACTTTGTCTGATGTATCTACAGATACTATCTATACTGTTAGCGTAACAAGAGCCAATTCATATGGTTCTAGTATAGGTACTTTTGAAATACAAGTTACAGACGTTGCTCCCGTACAAACTAATGACACACCTTGGACTAAGGCTTTAGACTTTAGTGGTTCTAATGAGCACTTAAAACAAGTGTCTAACTCCTCATTAACTAATCCTATTGCTATGGGCTTTACAGGAACTACTGTACCTGCTCACAATTCATTTCCAAATAAAACATCAAATAATACTTACTCAAGACCTTTCGCAACTGTTGTAGTATTTAAGGCTGATGGAAATAATTCCAATCAACATATTTGGAACTATGGAGAGGGTGCTAGTTCAGGAGATGACAACATTTATCTTAAGCTAGATGCTCAAAACCAACTTCAATTTAATTGGGGTAGAGTTAATGCAGGTTCCTTGAATCAAATGAGGGTTGCGAGTGGAATACAAACTAATACTTGGTATGGAGTTTATATAGCACACAAAGGAGCTAGATATAGTAGTAGTAATGCTACTTCTAGTAACTTGGCAGACGCTTTTGATGTTAGACTTATGTCTTCAGGAGATAGCTTTACCGCTTTAGGTAATAATTTATCTACTAGTAGTAATTGGACTTCTACAGGGGGCAGAATGGATAGAGCATTCGGAGGTCATTTAACTATTGGTGGTAGAGGTTCTAACAGAAACTTTCACGGTAAGGTTGCAAGTATGATTGTCACTACTCTTCTTACCGACACCAATATGCCTACTGATGCTGAGATTAAAACGATGATTACCGACCCTGTTAAATGGTTGAATGATTACAAGATAGGAGTATCTTACAGGTCGCCTAATCTGCAGTACGCTCAATATGTTTTCACAGCCAATGGAAACAATGAGGGTAGGGCTACTCAGGTATGGTTAATGGGAGATGGAACTTCAGATTCTTATGCTAACGGAATGAGGAACTACGTCTACCCTGCTGACCAAAACTACACTAAGATGCAGTTAAATAGTATGGTGTCTAACGACATTGAAACTGTAAACATTAACGGATTAACATAATGATAATTAAAGCTAAATATCCAGCCCTTTACAGGCCTTATATGCAAGACGTATATCAAGGTATTGGAGGGTTGGGAACATCTCACAATAACAGCTCCGTAACTAACACAAATACAGAGCGCAGTATATCGGAGGAGCACTCATCTGACTTCCCTAACTAATTAGAATAATTCTAAACAATAGGCTTACAGGTTAAATGCTATGCGTGCATAGTAATTTAAAAAGTGTTAAAATCTTGTTTTTAAATAAAGAGTCAAACCCTTAAAATTGAAATATATGCCAAGCGCAAAAGAAACCCTAGACAAGATAGCTCAAGCAATAGGAATTGCCACAGCTACACCAGAAGTTGAGACGGTTGAGGAAACTGTTGAAACAATTGAAACACCCGAGGCCGTTGAGGTTGAGGAGACTGCAGAGGAAACAGTAGAAACTACTGAGGATAATGCAGATGAGAATACGGATGATGCCAAAGATGAAGCTCCTGAAGCTACACCTGAGGTTGAGGCTGTTGAGAGTAACGACGAACCTGAGGCTGCTGCTGAAGATAAGTCAGACGATAGAGTTAAGGAATTAGAGGCGCAAATCAGCGAACTTAAAAAGATTCTTGAAGATTCTATCAATAGTGAAACAGAGGACGCTGTAGAAGCTCCTGAGTTACCTACAAAAGAAGATGATGGGCTCACACACAGTCCAGAAGCTGAGGTCGCTGTGAAGCGCACTAAAATAGGTGATAAAGGCGGTTCGATAATGTCTAATGTGTTTAAATACATAAATAATTAAATTTTAACTGCTAAATATATATAAAATGGCAACTACTACTTCTATTACTACAAGTTATGCTGGTGAAAAAGCTGCAGGGTTCATTTCTGCTGCTCTTTTAAGTGCTCCTACTCTAGATAAGGGTGGAATCACTGTAAAGCCTAACGTAAAATTCAAGCAAGTAATGCAAAAGCTAGCTGTTGGTGATGTTATCGCTGATGCTTCTTGTGACTTTACTGCTACTTCATCTGTAACTTTAACTGAGCGTTATTTACAGCCTGAAGATTTCCAAGTTAACCTAGAGCTTTGTAAGAAAGATTTCGAATCGGACTGGCTGAGCATTGAGCAAGGTTTTTCTTCTTTTGACGAACTTCCATCTTCTTTCGCATCTTTCCTAATCGGACACGTTGCTGCTAAGGTTGCTGCTAAAACTGAAACTAACATCTGGAACGGAGCTAATGCTAACGCTGGTGAGTTTGACGGTCTTGTTGCTCTTGCAACTGCTGACTCTGATGTTATTGACGTAACTGAAACTGGAGCTACTACTTCATCTAACGTAATCGAGCGTTTGGGTAACGTAATTGACGCAGTTCCTGCTACTATCTACGGAAACGAGGGTCTGGCTATCTATATCTCTCAAGCTGATGCACGTTCTTACGTAAGAGCACAAGCTGCTTTGGGTTATAAAGACCTTTACCACGTTGGACAAACTGCTATGGACTTTGAGGGTGTTAAGCTTTTCGTTGCTAACGGTTTGAACTCTGGTCAAATGATTGCTGCTGAAAAAGACAATATGTTCTTCGGCTGTGGCTTACAAAATGATATGAACGAGGTGAAATTAATCGACCTCGCTGACATCGACGGTTCACAAAACGTAAGAGTAATTATGCGTTTTTCTGCTGGTGTAAACTACGCTATCGGTTCTGAAATCGTTTTAAGTGTTGCTAGCTAATAGCTACTAAAAAAAATGGAGGGTGATTAACTTTACCCTCCTATTATACTAATTAATAAATTGTTTAAAAATGAGTTGTAATATTTCACTAGGACGTTTAGAGGGTTGTAAAGACCAAGTTGGTGGTTTAAACGCTATCTACTTTATCAACTTCGATGACGCTACGTACACAATCGATTCTTCCACTGAGGAGGCTTCAGTTGTTGAAACTACTCCAAACGCATACAAGTATGACTTGAGAGGAACTTCTACTTTTGAACAATCTTTAACTTCTAGCCGTGAGAACGGTACTACTTTTGTTGAGCAAACTCTAACAGTTAGCTTGAAAAAACAAGACAGTACTACTCACAAAGAGGTTAAGTTATTGGCTTACGGTCGACCTAAGGTTCTTATCGAGGACAACAATGGTAATTTATTCATTATGGGTCACGAGTATGGCGCAGAGATGAACGCTACAGTTTCAACTGGAGCTGCTATGGGAGACAAATCAGGTTACGAACTAACATTCGTTGCATCTGAAAAGCAATTAGCACCTATCAGTGCTGACGCTATCTCTGCATATAGTGTTACACTTGGGTCTTAATAACAAAAAGATTGTTATATTTTATAAAGAGCTCTACTTCGGTAGGGCTTTTTTTATTTACAATAGCACTACACCGCAACAAACAGCAAAACAAAACAGGTTGTATATTGTTTTTAAATAAAGGTAAAACATTATGTTATATTACTCAGAATCAACAGATACAACGTTCTACGTCAACACTAAAATTGACGGGGGTCTTGATGTTGATATCAAGGTAAGACAAGAGGGCAACGAAGCTTACGACATAGAAGCGACCACAGGACTTAATGACGGTGGCTACTACCAATCAATTACTCTGTTAGCAGACACTATTGAGGACAACCTAACAGCAAACACTACTTACGATTTTTTCATATATTCAGGTGACATTCTAGTGTACACTGATAAACTAGGGTACAAACTAACAGGAGGTGACATTGAATATGTTTCACCTGCACAAACAAATAACGACTTTACAATACTATAATTATGAACTTAAACTTTGTTAACTTATCAGGCTATGAGATGCCTAAGGCCATTGAGGACAAACGCAAGGAGTGGGTTGCTTATGGAGATAATAACGACTACTATTCGTTTCTTATAGACTCTTATTTGCAGTCAGCTACTAACAATGCCGCTATACGTTCAATATCAGATAACATATATGGAGAGGGTATTTGTATTGACGGAATGGAAAAAGATAGTCCAGAAGTGAAAGAGCTTCGTAAATTTATCTCACATAGATGCTTAAAGAAAATAATACTTGAGCGTAAGATGTTAGGTCAAGCTGCAATACAAGTAATCTACTCCAAGGGTGGTAACGACAGAAAAGTGGTTAAAGTTAAGCACTTCCCTATACACACTCTAAGGCCTGAAAAGATGGACGCTGAGGGTGTTATTGCTGCTTATTACTATCACCCTAACTGGGTCGAAAAGAAGCGAACAGACAGATTGAAACGAATTCCTACATTTGGTAACTCTACTGAAAAGATTGAGCTTTATATACTTAAACCTTATGTATCTGGATACGATTACTTTTCTCCTGTAGATTATTCTGGTTCTTTACCTTACGCTGAGCTTGAAAACGAAATATCAGACTACTTACTTAATGAGACAAAGAACTCATTTAGTGGTACTAAGGTTATTAACTTCAACAATGGTGTGCCTGACTTAGAATCTAGAGACGCAATCACTAGAGATGTTAAAGGTAAACTTACAGGCTCAAGAGGTCAAAAAGTTATTGTTGCATTTAACGAGAATAAAGAATCTGCTACTACTGTTGAGGATATATCTTTGAATGACGCACCTGCTCACTACGAGTATCTTGCTAATGAAGCTATGCATAAGATTTTAGTAGGCCACAGAGTGACATCTCCTATGTTATTAGGAATTAAAGACAGCGGAAACGGACTTGCTTCTAACGCTGATGAAATCAAAACAGCTAGTCAGCTTTTCAACTCTACAGTTATAGCTAACTACCAAGAGGAACTTATCGACTGTCTGAGCGAGATTATGGAGCTTAACGGAGACGTTCCCGAGATGTACTTCATCACTTCACAACCTATTGAGTTCACTGAGGAGAACCAAGAGGATGACAAGTATGAAGATAAGGAGGCTCCTGTTGAGAAAGAAGATGCTGAGAAAGAAGATGACACTAAATTGTCTGCTGACTATCAGCTATCTGTTGACCCTAAGTTTATTCAGGACGCTCTAGAATTATATAACGAATCAAAAGATGTGTAAAACTGTAAACGGTTTGGCTGATATATTCCTATACTTGGATAAGGTAGGTGAGGATATCGACTCAAATGAGTGGCACTTAGCAGACGCTAGGGTTGACTTAAATGAGACGGAGGACGAAGATATTGAGGCTATGCTAAACAGTACACTTGATGTGGCTTTGTCTATTGCAGATACTAGACGCAAAGACAGTGTTCAAGACACTAAGTTTATTAAGGTTCGTTATCGTTACGCTAAGGGCTCTAAAAGACACGGAAAGAAAGGTGCTAAGTCAAGAGACTTTTGCAGAATGATGCACAGAACAAAAAAAGTATTCCGTAAGGAGGATATCCTTAAAATGCAAAAAGACGGAGTAAACTCTCGATTAGGGCATAACAAACAGCCTTATTCAATTTGGTTACACAAAGGAGGGGTTAACTGCTACGATACTTGGGAGCGTGTTATATACATTAAAAAAACTAAAAAAGACGGTAATCCATACGGAGGAGATGCTTTGAGAGGTACATATAGAACAACAGTAGGGAAAGCTAAAAAACAAGGCTTTGACCCTAAAAGAAATAAATACAAAAATAACAAGCGTGTGGCTGAGGCTCAGATAGATAGAGCTGACAAAGGACACCACCCGTCATATTCAAAAAAGAAATAAAATGGCAAAAGCATTATTCATATCAAAGAACGACCTAGTTAAGCAGACACCACTGTCAGCTAACATAGATTTCGATAAGGTGTCTCACTTTATTCAAATAGCTCAGGATATTCACGTTCACCAATTACTAGGCTCTAAGCTATACGATAAGCTACAGGCTGACGTAATAGGAGGAACGCTTGCTGGAGATTACTCTACACTTGTTTACGACTACATCAAACCAACCTTAGTACAATACTCTTTTATGGAGTACCTACCATTCAGTCAATATACGATATCTAACAAGGGTGTATTTAAGCACACTTCTGAGAACGCCTCCCTGCCCACTGATAAAGAGGTTGATGCTATGCGTGACGCTGCAAGAGATACGGCGCAGTACTACGGTAAGAGATTAGTTGAATACTTGAGACACAATGATAACTTGTATCTAGAGTACAGTACGAATACAGATGATGACGTTAGACCTGCAAAGGACATAACTTTCGGAGGCTGGAATATATAAAACTCTAAACAATGGAAAACTTATCAGAAATATATAAGAAAGCTAGCTTGGTAATGAAGCCAGCGGCTATGAAAGAAGGTAAACTATACTCTCAGCAACCTCATTCAGGCGATGGAGATTTCACATTCTCAAGAGCTAACGGAGTACAAACAAGAATAAATAAGCACGGACTTATAGAGACTGTAGCTGATAACACCCCACGATTAAGCTATGAGTTAGATTCTAACGGTAATGTTAGTGACTGTCCACATTTACTTTTAGAGCCTAGTAGAACTAATTACCTTACAAACAGCAAAGATGCTAGTTTATGGGGGGTGTCTCAAAGCAATGGAACGGTTACAACTACACAAAACTATTCAACAGCACCAAATGGCTCAAATGAAGCCACAAGACTAGAGGCGAGTGTTAGCGGTAGTGGTTATGCTTTGCTTTCAAAAATTACAACTTCATTTTCTGGGGATTACGCTGCTACTGTATATTTAAAAAGCACAAACGGTACAAGCCAAAATGTTTGTATTTATGGTAGGAATACAGGAAATCAAGTGGTAACTGTGACAAACGAATGGCAAAGATTTGAAATAAACGGAAGTAGTACAAGCGGACAAAGTAATTTTCTAAATTTAGGCGTAAATACAGGGTTTACAGGCGAGGATAATCCTATTGATATTTTAGTGTGGGGTGGTCAAATAGAAGCAGGAAGCAATGCTACAAGCCTAATACCAACAAGTGGCTCATCAGCTCAAAGGATGTTAGATAGTTGTACTAAAGTTAGTTTCAATAATATGCCCACCGACTACCCTTTTACCGCATTTTGGCAGGGTAAAATAGATAACTATGACGCAACTGGTTTTACATCACAAGTACCTTTCTCACTT